ATGTTCCGTCTTTTTTCTAGGCATAGCATCGGAGTTCCCGTTTTGTTAATTGTTTTTATTATATCACAAAACTTAAGGCTTGACAAGGTAGTCAAATATCAGTAGAATAACCTTTGTGAGGGTTGAAAGGATATATTAAGTATCTTTACTATTAATATTTTTATTAAATAAACTCTCTAATTTCTTACGAGCATCTTTTACAGAAGATATATATCCCATATTTGTAGAAGGTTTTGTATATCCATTTGAACTATGAATTTCTATAATTTCTTCATCTCTAATAAAATCATTATATATTTCAATTAATCTTTCGTCTTTACTTTCAGTCATAGTAATAATTTTATCTGATTTTATCATAAAAAAATCTTCTTCAGATAATTCAATCCAAGGTTTAACTTTAACATGTGACCCACTATTATTATTAAACATTGTCATTATGATAGGATTTTGCAAAATAATAATAGGATCATGATCATGATCATCTATAGATACAAGAGAAAAAATTTCTTCTCCTGATACCAATTTTATTATACTATAAAATTCTTCTCCCATTAGTTCTTAAGCGGTATGTTGACTATATCATAATTGAAATTTTCTTCATTGTATACTTTAATTCTTTCTATTAAATGATTTAAAGTGTAATTTTTCCTTGATTTGTAACTAATATCATCAGCAATGTCATATAAAGTAGCACTAGTTTTTTTGTTTCCTTTTCTAAGAACTCTTCCTATTGATTGAAGATTTCTTATTCTTGATTTTGACGGGGAAGCAAAAATAACATTGTGAAGGTTTTTAATATTAATTCCAGTTGAGAACGTTCCATAAGAGGCAACAATAATTGCATTATTTTCTCTTTCTGTTATTTCTCTAACTTCTTCCCTTTCTTCAGTATCCACTCCCCCGTGAATAAAAAAGACACGGCGGTTTTCAATAACGTTATTATTATTTATTAAATTATATAACGGTTCACCATGACCCTCTACTCTTGCATAAAGAATTAAAGTATTACCTTTTAAATCTAAGGCAAGATTTTTAATAAAGTTATTTCTACGTTCATGACCAATAATATATTTTACTTCATCCTCAAATACTTCAAATTTCTGTGGTGGGTGTTTCAATAGAAGTACGTTGATATCCAGTTTAGCCAAATGCCCTTTCTTCATTAACTCGTCAGTTTTTATGATCTTATAGGAAGGTCCGAACAATCCCTCAAGAACCCATTTATGTGTTTGAGTTCCATCAAGAGTTCCTGTAAAACCATAGCGATACTTAGCATCTGAGAGTTTTGTCATTATAGATATTAGTGACTTCGACTTAAACTGGTGAGCTTCATCCCCAACCACAACAGAGAATCTCTCAAAATATTTTCGGGGAAGTTTGTAGATTGATTGCCAGGTAGTAATAATGACTTGAGAGTCCGTCTCTCTTTCTTTTCCTGCGTATATCTTGTGACAAAATGAACCAACGTCCCATCCATAATCCGCAAAGTCTTTATACATTTGCTCTACTAGGGAAGTCGTCGGAACAACTATCAGAGTATTTTTCTTTGTCTCAACAAAATATCTCACAATTGAATATATCATCAGAGACTTTCCTGAGGCAGTTGGGGATATCAACAACTTTCTATTATGCCTTAGAGCGTCGTATACTCCCTCAATTTGATAATCTCTAGGTTTATGCCTAGAAATAGCAGTCATATAATCTTTAACACCTTCTTTTGATATATTATCGTTAACTTCAAAAGGATTTCCATAATACTTATTATGTTTAAATTCGTAAGTATATCCGTGATCTTTACAAAACTGAACTACTCTATCTAATAATCCAACATATATTTCTTTTGTGTTAATATTAAACAGTCTTATTTTACCATCCCAGAATTTCTTTTTATATGCTGGAGAGAACTTTGCACCAGGTACTTCAAAAGTAAACTGATCTGCTAACTCATAGTAAACATGCTCTTCTGAAGCTATCTGAAGATTAACTTCATTCTTCTTTGATATAACCAAATGTGACATAACGTAATGTTCATTCGGAAATATTTATCACCCAAATCCTGTCTGAAATTTATGCCATTCAATAGCATTTTTAATTTGATAAGTGCGGTTAGATACGGTTTTAATTATTTCTTCAAGAAATTTTAATGTAGCATCGTAATATCTTATCTTAAGATCTAAGGTTGTTAGTTTCTCGTCTGCATCTAGATGCCTCTGTATTGCATCCTTTTCTCTAACCTTATACGGAAATGGTTCTTCGACATATACTTCTGGTTCTGCCTTTCCTGTGTAAAAATTATATCGTTCTAATTTTATTTTACTATAAGAAGTTTTTGCTTTTTCACGCAACAAAGTAATTGTATTATAGAGAGTATAATACTTGCAATGTAATTGAGGAATTTTTAGTGATTCATCATGTAGATTATCAGGGTCAATGACAGAATCTTTCTGCCACATTTCCTGAATTTTATCAAGATTCATAAAGGAGTACGTCCGTCAGCTGCAACTATATTATACACAGTATACTTGAAAACAACCTCTGCTGTAAAGTAATTAACATCAGTTTCTGTTGCTTCAAATTCTAATGAAGTTAATCCTATAGGAAATAAATCATTAAATTTTACTATAGCAATATCTCTATAATTACTATTCAATATATGTAAAGAACCATCACTGAATGCTTCTTTTGAATCTCTCAATCCATCAACGTTAGTTGTTAAATCTTTATATTCTTTTGTAGTTTCTGGATATCCTAAACCTTTCATCCAATTATGAATTTTCATATAATTTTCCAACTCTTCATCTACTAAGAATCTGAGAGAAAAATCACCATACTGTAATTTGTCACCAGGAACATCAACGTCCTTTAGGTAACTTGGTTGTATAGCAGTTCCCAATACAATTTCAGGTATAGAAGCAGAATTAGAAAAGAAACTTACTTTAGGTTCTTTTGCCAAAGTAAATTTAAATCCAACTGGAGATAGAAAGTTTCTATTTTGTATTTGATTGGCAAATGCACCTCTAGTTGTTGCCATTCTTAACCTCCGTTACCGCCTCCACCGTTTCCACCATTTCCACCATTTGAACCGTTGCCACCGCTACCGTTGCCATTACTGCTGCCATTAGAAGACCCATTAGATGATTTTCCATTTTGTCCATTTTTACCATCCTCATCAGGTTCAACATATCCTCCTCTACCTACATGGTATCCAAGAGGAATCTTTTTACATCTTTTATCAGTATGACAATAATATTTTCCAGGTGGACACCTTTTAGTGGCAGCCTCTTCAATAAAATCGTTAAAGTCTCTCATTAGTCGATAATAATATTAAACCACTGTTCGCTCATACCCATAATTATTTTATCAGCAGATTCTTCACTATCAGCATAACCTTCATCAATTAGATGTTTAACTATTATAGCATGACGGTCAAGTGCCTCGTTATGTTCTTTTGGAGTAGGTTTCATGGTAATACTACTTTTATTTGTATTTAGACAAAAAAAGAGACCCCCGAAGGAGTCTCTTGAATGAAGGAAATATATCCTTTCTTCTTACATAAGGTTTGTAACCTTAACACGTCTATAGTACTTATTGCTATTACGTGCAATAACACCAGGAGCGTCAAGAGAAGCACCACGGGCGAAGGGGTTAGCAACGATTCCGTAACGAGTCTTGAACCCGATTTTTGGCTGGAATGTGTTTTCTCCAACTGCACGAACCATCTGTAGTGGAACGTATGGGCAGTAGAACAGTCCTGCATCATAAGGTGAAGAACCTTTATAACCTGCAACGTAGTACTGGTTAGCAGCAACGTTAGCAGCATAAGGGTCGATGTATACTCTATACTTACCTTGAAGAACACCAGCAAATGTATTGCCTGAATCATCAACGTTAAGATTAGCATTAAGTGCTGGAGTATAATCCAATACACCTGCCATTGTTAGAGCACTAGCAACGTCTGCAGAGCAGAGGATCATGTTACCCTTTCCACGACGAGTTTGCTGTGCGATAGCGTTAGCATCTCTTTCGATCTGGAAAATAAGTCCTTTGAACTTCTCAACTGACCATCTACCATTTGAGTCGATGTCTAAGTCAAATGTACCACTTGTGGCAACATTAGCCTGAGCACCAGGAACAGCAACGTTATAGATTGTTCTAATAACTTCTCTGTTGATTTCAGCAAGGATCTCAGTAGAAAGAATGTTGGCAAGTTCTGCCTCTGCATTCAATCCATGAATTGCTTTCAAGTCCTGAGCAAGCTCAAGTGAGTATTCTGCTTTTAGAGCACGTGACTTCGCAGTAACGGTGACTTTCTCGATTGAGAATGCCATTTCGTTGAACTGGTTATCAGCAGCATCTCCAAGTGCTTCAGCACCTGCAGTTCCCATTGCCTGACCTACGTTATAGGTTGTAGCATCAGCACTAGCAGGGAATGTACCGTCAAGAGCACCAGGATTAGTACCCTGTTGGTTAGTTGTACCTAAACCAACTGCCTTCTGGACCATATCGCCAGTGCCAGTCTTATTAAATCCTGCTGATTGACCAGAGAATGCAGAATCTGCTTCGTTGTAGAATGCTTCTTCTCCACCTTGACCAGCGTAGCGAGAACGCATTGCGAAGATAAGTCCAGTAGGACCATTCATTGGTTGAACACCAGCTAGGTCATAAGCGACCAAGTTTGGCATTGCACGACGAATCAGACTGATAAGGACTGGATCGAAGTTTGATACTCCAGCATTAGCAACGGAGTTAGTAGGAGCTGCTTCACTGAGGAATTCTGATTCCTCTTTTAAAGTTTTTTCTTGATTTTCGAGAAGAACTGCGGTCACCATTCTCTTATGAGAATCTGTTATTTTTTCTTGACCATCATGGTCTAGAACTGGTGCCCATTTCTCCTGCAGTTGTTCAGCATTGAACGATTGCATTTGATTTTACCTCTTATTTAAAAGTTGTTTGTTTGATCTTGTAATTTTAAAATCACTTGTTCGAAACTCTACCCAGAGTCTGAAGATATGTTTCCATCAAGCCAGACGGTGCTGCTTGAGGTGCCTCTGTACCTTCAGAAAGATTTTCTGAATGATTTCTAGGAGTGCCAGGATTAGCTGGGAAATATGATTCCCTCAGTGTACCAAGCTTCTCACGGTATGTTTCTTCACTATCAAACTCAACACTTTCGGAAAGAGTAGCAAGTTTTTCCTTTTGGGAAACTGCAAGACCTTCTGATACATCCGCTAGGATTACATCAGCAGTCGATTCCGATAATCTTTTTGTTAGAGCAACATTTTTGTTTATTTGCTCGTTGAGTTTATCTTCCATTTCATCAAGTTTTTCTACCATACTATTAAGTACATCATATTTTTCTTCAGGGATTGTTACATAATGATCTTCAAATAGTGACTTCATACCTCCTAAGAAGGATTCAGTCATTTCTGTTTTAAGTCCGTGCTCAACAGCAAGTTGATTTTCTTCCAACCATTCTTGAGCAACATATTCTAGATAAGCATCAGATCTATCTTCAATTTCTTCTTTGATAGATGCAACCTCTTCGGTTAATGCTTTCTCAAACTCTACTGAGAGTTCTTCTTTTAATTCTGAAACCTTAGACTTAATTGCGGTTTCAAAAATTGTACGTGCCTTATCTTGGAACTCTTCAGAAAGATCTTCTCCTTCAAGAAGTGCTTGGATGTCTTCTTCAACATCAATCTGTTCCTCGGCAACAACTTCTTCCTCGGTAGTTTCTTCTTCAGAAACTACTTCTTCAGTTGAAGTTTCTTCTTCAGAAACTACTTCATCTGTAGTTACTTCGTCCTCTGCAACAATTTCTTGGTCGTCTTTCACCTCTGGTTCGTCTCCTTGCTTAAGTGTTCCAGGAGTGGCATTACCACTAGGAGTTGTTTGATCGCCAGGCGTTGCCTTGGCATTAACAACATCTCTAACTTGCTTTAGAGTTTTACCTGGTGTTGCCAACTTATTAGAGTTGTCATCAGGTTTAGAATTTTGGGGTGTAGGACCGCCTAGATCTTCCCAAGAACCAGTATTATCTGGGGTTGTAACACCTGAAGCATTACTACCGGCTTTTGGCATTGGCTCTCCAGGCGAAGCATTTTTAGTTACTACGTTTTCCATTTCTTGTAAATTGTTACCAACGGACATTTTTAGATATTTTTAAATATAATCTGTATTTATTTATAGAACTTAAAGATTTGATAAAAAATCATTAAAGAGATTTAACTTATGTTCTTCAAGTATTTTATGATCAACTAATGTATTAATTGACCTTTTAGTTTTTTCTGCAAGTTGTTCACGAAGAATCCCTCCTTCCCAAATCCATTCTTTTCCTTCCATGATTCCAGATACAAAAGCATCAGGAGCAGAAGGATCTGCGACAATATCAGCAGCAGTTGCCAACATGAAATCTTCACCTACAACTTTGCAACCATCACTATTTTCTTTTAATGATCCAACACCACGAGAAGAAACTCCTAATGTTACACCTTCTGCGATAAGAGATTTTGCAATCTTACCCATAGGTGTTTCGAGTAATTGTGCCTTACCTACAAAATTATTTCCCTCTTGTTTAAGAGAAGTAATTTTATGTGATACACGATCAAGGTTTACGGTTGGACCATCGGGATGTCCCAACTCACCAACTGCACGTCCTTTCTTCACAAAAGACTCATTGTATCTACCAACTTCCTTTGCAAGAGTTGATACTGGATACATTCTTCCATTACGATTTTTTATTTCACCTTGAAGGAAAACACCTTCAATATACATTTTCTTTTTAGCACCTTTTCCTTCGGTGATAAATTTAACGCTTGAAATTTCTTCGGTAATGAGTTTCATTATGCGTCTCCTGAAATTTGTACTTGTTGAACGTATAAATTTGAAGCAGTTCCTGTTGCTGCTACTTTAAATACATCTCTTAATTCACCTTCACCATCAGTAACTGGTCCTTGAGATGATGTATTATAATTAAGAGTTAGTCTTGTGCTAAAATGTCCAGCATCCCCATTCGAATTGCTACTGAAAGAACCATTTTGAATTGAAAGAACTGGAAGTCCAGTAGTGGTATCATTAATACCAGCTGGAACAATTCCTGTTAATTGAACTTTATCCCCTACTTCGAAAGGACATCCACTTCCTGCAGGAAAATCAATAATTGTAGTAGCACCAGTTGTAACACCAACAACTTTTTGTGATTTTGGTCTACCTAAAGATAATGTTGCCGAACCACCTGATGGAACATAATAATCAAAGTTGGATGCTGTTGGGTCTGTTCCTACCACAACATGAGCATCTCCACCAAGTGGTACAACTCTAACAGTATCACTAAAATGAGTAATAATACCCGTTGATACTGTTGTTGCACCATTTAAGGCAACGGATACTCCACTTCCTACTGGTCTGTGTGCCATTATTCTTGATCCTCGGATGGTTGTTCTGTATCAGCAAACATAGAAGATGCTACAGTAGGTTTATGATTATCAACCCTTTGAGCAGCTTTAGTATATAATACGTCTTTAATTTTATCACTGATATCAGATGCTGCTTCATCAGCAGCAATCAAATTGACGATTTCTTC